GGGGAACTAAAAAACTCGTTTTTAAAGGCTTATCTAAAATCTCATTCAAAGGCTTTAATAACTTACTGACTTGCGTATCTACATCATACTCCAAAATCTCTAAAGCCACCATTTTGTTAATCCTACTTCTTACCTCATCTTCTTCGATATCTAAAATATTAGCAATATCTTTTGGTGGAATACGCTTGTTTTTGGCTATTGTATCAAGTATTTTTTTGTCAATAGTATCATCTACCACTTCATCCCTAAAAGCCAATTCTTGAGCCTCTAAATCCCCTATAAACACCTTTCTACGAGCCACTACATTAAACCTATCTTCGGCTTCGCCAAACTCACTAAATAACTGAATTGTAGAATCAAGGTCATCAAATCTCTGTTCGTAAGATTCATCCCCTAACCAAGTGTTAATAGCTTCATCATCTAAAGCATAACCACTTTTTAACATTTGAATAGCTTGGTCTCTGGTAATCTCGCCTTTGTTGTATTTACGGATTATTCGTTGGAAGTTCTGCCATTCCCTACCTTTCATTCCTTTAAGATGCTCGTTTATCAACCCTTGTTGCGTAGGCTCAACAGTTTGGTATTTTGTCATATCAACACCAATCTTTTCTAAAATCCACTCTTTAGGTGCAAATTGAGCAATGATATTTTCGCTGAACTCAAAGTTGATAGGTTCTACCGGCTTGATATACAAATCCGAAATAACTCCGTTTATTTTAGCAAACGAATTAAATATACTTTCTAAATATTGTTGCTTATCGTTGACATAAGTATTTTTAAAGACCTCGTAGCCATCACGAATCTCGGAACGAGTACCTAATGAACCCTCAACTAAAATGCCAAAAAGAGAAGGCGTAGTTATCTGATGCCCTGCAAAAATATTTTGCTGAATCATATCATCTACTCTACCAAAATCCTCTTTAGTTAAATCACTCGCACCTAAATCATCAACCGCAGGTTTCTTGGCAATGTCTTGTACGAAAGATAGAATAAACTTCTTGCCATCCGAACCCGAAAATCTTTCTGTAAACCTTCTTTCTATGTTTCTCTTTTCATCTGGAGAAGGCTCTCCATTAGGTAAAGTAATTAGTTTACTTGCACTAAACCCTGTCTGTGCATTACCTAAAACGTGCTTACTAACCTCTACATCACTTTCAATGTAATTCAACGCACCCATATATCCGGGCAAAGCATAAGTATCTAATCCCGGTCTGTATTCCTTAATGTAAAGAATTTGTTTGCCTTCCCTTACCTCGGTGTTATAACCTATGATTATTTCGGCTTCGGTTTTTCTATCGTTCCAATCTTTAATCCAAAATTGTGTATTGTCTTTGTTAGAACGAACCTTTGTATAGTCAATGTGACTAATAGAAGCAATCTTACCACCGATTTTACTCCAGATAATCTCTAAATAAGCACCACCAAAAACTTCGATATCTACCGACACCTTACGAGTTAAATCCGTTAATGATTCGTAAGGATTTATATTATTAATAAACTCTTCGGCTTTTACATTCTGCTCTTTTGTTGCCCAACCATTACCCGTAATGTAGTTTACCTTACCTCTAACAATAGCGTTGTGTTTAGCACTTTTATTATAAAGGCTTAATAAGTAATTTGGATAATCATTCTTATCTCCAAACTCAATATATCCTATACCCTTTTTCTCCCGATATTCGGGTTGCTTTGCTTCTGCAAAACTTAATATAACAAGATTATCCATCATCGTACTATAAATGTATTGTTAGGTTGATATTTTGTAAATGAAAACGTAGAAGAATCATTAAGCCTCATAATGCCTGTTTCAATTAATCCTGTTGCATTTGCAGGATTTGTATTGTTGGCAGAGGTCTGTTCATATATTTCATATTCATATTCTCCAGAATCTTGTGTCGCAAAATGAGTATTTGTAACTATTGAAAATTCATTAAACCTATCTTTAAAAGCAGAAGTGTCTTGATTATTCAATAAAACAAATTTAACTTCAATATTTGAACCCCTATGCGTAAAAACAAATAAATAATTAGGCGAAGAAAGTGTCTGCTTTTCCTTTAAAGTAAGTATAATCTGGCTCGTTGCACCTTTCGTTAAATATATCATACTACTAAATAGAAATTATCACGATTTTTACCAAAAAAAAGCCACCCCAAAAGGGATGGCTAATCTACCTACCTATAACGAACCACGAAAGCCTTATGAAGTAAGACCGGCAATAATATTACTATTAACATTCGGAGCAAGTTCTTTTTCTCCCCCCGTAAATGTTAAAGTATAACCACTTCGGTCTCCTTGTGCAGTTCCGGTTGCAGAAGTACCCCCTGTTAAATCCATTCCTGCCACCCTACCAATAAGCCAATATTTATCGTTTGCATCTTGTACTACTACCATTAGAGTAGCTTGAGCAAGTAGTAAAATCTCATTACGAGTGTTCGCTTGGAGTTTGTTAAGAACAACAGATAGTTCTTGAGCATAAAATACAGTTCCGTTTTCAACAGAAGCCGTAATCGTTTCTGTCAAAGAACCTGTATTTTTAACTAATTCATATTTGTAGAATACCTTTCCTGCTGCTTTAGTAATAGCCGAAACGATACCAGATGCTTCGGTAATTGCAGTCACGTTTGCGTGATTGATTAACCAAATAGCCTTAATACCGCCTAAACTATCTTTGCAATCAAGAGTATATCCTTGTGTTAAAGCACAAGCCATTTTGTTAAGTTTATAAAGTTAAGAGTGGGTATTGCTACCCACTCGTTTAATTAGATAATGAAAGATGCAATCTCATCCAAGAAGGCTACATTCACACCCATCTTGAACTCACTCACAAAACGAACTTGGTCTGCTTCTTTTGCGTAAAAAAGTTCAAAACGCTCTTCCTCATTCAAAAGGTCTGTACCGATAAACATATTGCTTAAACGGATAGCATAAATTTTAGTTACACCATTTAGACCCGGAGTAGCTACTACTTTGATTGGAGTACCGGGCAAGAAGAACTCGCTATCGGCTTTACCATCAAAAGCATAGTTGAACATATTTGCGTTCTTCAATGCAATTGTGTATGTACGGAATACATCTTGACCGCACCAGATAGTCATATCATCTTTTGCTACAACAGTCGCAGGAATTGCTTTGTAAAGAGCATCAAAAATCGCTACTACGTTAGCAGAAGTGATTGCAGTTGCAGTACCACCAAAGTAAGTAGCGTTGTTAGCTTCTACCGCAGAAGCACCAATCAAAGCAACTAATCCTTGGAATTTGTTAAGGTTTACGTTTGCAGAACCTGTTGCACCTTGCCAGATAGCAGTTTCAAGTTGAGCAGCAATACGAGCAGCCTTTTTGTCTGTGTAATCGGCAGCGAAAGCTACTGAATCATAACGGCTTCCCTCTGGTAAAGCCTTCTGCAAATATTTTGCTTCGAGGTCTTTAGGACAAAGAGATTCGTTTACTTTAATCTTACCAACAGTTACAGTACGCTGTGTGAACGTAGTTGAACCAGAGGCATTGAAGCCACAAGAACCACCCGCTTGAAAGATAGCGTCAGTATCCATAATGTTGATTGTCTCGGCAGATTTTACACCTACCATTACATTTCCTTGAGTCTTAATCAAAGATGCGGTTTTTGCACCGAGTACAGAACTCGTAACCAATAGAGCTTCGTTCTCTTTGGTATAGTTTGCTAATGCTGATACATCAAAAGCCATTGTTATTAAATTTTAAGTTTTTAAATTTATTTTGCGTAATTAGAAAGAAAGCGAGAGATTTTGTCATTTTTAGAAGCGAAATGCTTTACGGATTCCTTTGGTTGTGTAGGAGCAGTAGAAGGAGTTTTTGTAAGTTCAATCACTACATCAGTTAATTCTGTAATAGCTTTTGAGAACTTGTCACTCATTTGAGCAAGATTATCACTCATTTTTACTTCAGCTTCTTTTTTGTAACTTTTTAAAGCCTCAATTTGTGCTTCCATTTCAGCTACTTTTTTCTTCATTAGTTCAACCTCTGATTCTGCTTCTTCATTTTTTGTTTCTGGAGTTTTGATTTCAAGGATAGTTCCTTTTTCATCTAAAACAATTTTTGAACCATCGGCTAAAGTATGCTCACCGGCAGGAGCAGGTGCTTCTTGACCATTACCATCTAAAAGCGTAACCTTACCACCAACCTCTAATTTATCAACCATTACTTTAACGCCAGATTCGAGTACATACTCGGCAAATTGAGAAACGGCAACCTGTGGAGCATCTACCAAACCTTCGGTAGCGGCTTCAGCAAACATTGCCTTAATTTTTTGTAGTGCTTCTTGTGGAGACATAAAAGAATTTATCAATAAATAGTATAATTCTTTGCTAATTACCACATAGAAAAAAGGGAGTGTAGAAACACCCCCTTTTCAAACCAAAACTATGAAAACCTATTTTACTTGAATCAAGATATCAATTATCTCTTTCATCATTTTTTCTTCCTTCGTGTCGGTTTTGTAGTTAAATACACCTTCCACCGAGAAGCCTTTTATCTTATCATCTTTAATCATCTGCCATACTTCATCGTTTTCAACCTTAAAAGAACCAAACCAAGAGCCATCTTTAACATCTTCAAAGCCGTTCATAGGTTTTATTCCCCGCTTCTCATCTACTATCCAACTCTCAAACATCGTTACCCCATCTTTAATCTGACCGCTATCGTGCATCAAATTTACATTATTTTGGTAACCTTTTTTAAAATATTTTTGAGCAATCTTTTTAATAGTGTCTTTAGTAAAAACAACATAGTATTCTCCATTTGCATCGTTTCTGTAAATAGGGGTATCGGCTAACATTAAAGCACCACTAATGATTCTTTCCTCTTCATCTTGAATGGCAAACTTTTTTCTTTCGATAGAATTAATCTTTGCCTCTGCCCAACTCAAAGCACTCGCACCACCCCAAGCATCGTACATCAATTGCCCACAACCATCTCCATAACCCTTTGAACTTTGAGCGTTCTCTTTATGCCTTGAAAGGAAGGAGTACATTCTTTTAATTGTTTCGTAACTAATAGGTTCTCCTTTGGCTAATTGATTTGCTCTTTGCTTACCGACTGGAGTGCCACACGAACCCCATCCGTTTTCTTCTGCCCACTTTAAAGCAGCCTTTGCATTGTTACTTACGGAGTCTGGATAATCGGAATATGATTCAAAGTTCGCTTCCATCTCTTGAGCCTTTGGATGGTCTTTGGGCAATAAATCATAGTCGGTAGTATATTTCTTATTTTGAGGTCTGCCGTTTTTCAATAGATATAAAAAAGCATTAACTCTTGCGTATGCCCATTGTTCGGCTGATTTTACCTTTGGCGAGTGCGATGTATTGTATGCTCCTAATCCTCTTTGAAAAACTGACTTTAAAGCACCGAGTGTCGCTTTACCATTTTTTGTATTGCTTTCTTTTTCATTAAATTCATCTACTTTGTTTTTAAGCGTTTTCTCTTGCTCTTCTGTAACCTTTGCTCCTCGTTTGCCGGAAGCATCTCCTTCAGCCGTTCCTTCGCCTTTCGGATTTTTATTCGGAGTATCGGACTTGGGTGCTTTTTTAGATTCACGAATACCACCTCTTTCGCCTACTTCAGCAAAATCCTCTACATACATTAAATACTCTTCATCATCTTCAAACTTTAAAAAACTTCTTTCAATAGCAGGTCTATCTACAAGAGCAACATAATCCACTTCAACATTGGATTCCAAATCCTCAACAATATCTAATCTGTAAATTGGTAATTCCTTTTCCATAACTATAAATAGATTTTTAAGCTAATCTTGCCGCTCTGTTAATTCTTCTTATTCTTTCTTGTGAGTTAGTGACATCACTTTCAAGCACATAGGC